CCATTACATCATCACGAACCAGCCAGCCACGATTGGGTAAATCAACATCACCAACATAACCACGATAAGCACAGCAATGAACCATTTCACTCCCTTACGCATCAGACTCTCCGTCTTTTAATTATATCGTTCGCCCTGCCCGGTTTCGACAGCTGTGCGCTTTGTTGTATCTGTCTGCCGATAGCAACCGCTTCTTTATGATCCGCACCAAAATCATCTGCTGGTGCGTTCAATTGATTTTCTTGTAGCGCTTTGCCAACCCCAGCCATGCGACCAGCTGCTGTTCTCAACCTGCTTGGTTTCTTTTTTGGTTTTTGTGCAATTGGTTTACGTTGTCCAGCTGTTGCATCCCGCGCTTTCATCGCTGACGCATCTGGCAGATTCCTGTAATTGACTCTCATGGGTTTTGTCCCGTAGTCGTGGTGGTTGTGGTTGTGGTGGTGATAACAGTTAGCTTGGTGGTCGCGTCCAGCTGTTCGGACTCGTAGGTCTCCAGCAGTTTCGTCAAGCGACTCATAGATCGCTCCTGTCTGGCTGTGGGTTCCCTGCCAGCATCAGTGCGCTCATCGATCTGATCTTCCAGCTCTTCGAGCTTCATCTCAGTGATGGTGATGTTGGTTTCTGATCGACTAATCCGACTGGACTGGATCATTTTATCGTGGGAGATGTCGTTTTTAGCCTGATCCGCAGCGTTGCGTTCAATCATGCGAATTTCAGCTTCGGTGATTTTTTCTTCAGCCCACGAATCAACGGAAACATAGAAGCCAATGATGACTCCTATCGTAACGAGACCACCAACCGACATCTTCACGGCTTTGGACCACTCTGAAATTGAAAACATGGATGCAACACCTTATGCCCCTATTGCACCCCTGCCCTGTAATCTTAGCCCAGATTCTCTTTCGGGACAATCAACCTTGACGGTGCTTCACCCCTGATCTCACCCACCTCAGCATCCTCAAAGACACCCTTCAGTGTCTGCATGAACTGAAACACCGTGAACTGCGCCTCAGTCAGCTTTTCGTGGTCAGCTGGTAACTCTTCCCCCTCAGCCAGATCGAACTCCACACCCCACTCCAGTGCCGCCTCTTCGTCGCCCTGACCTTCGATGTCCCTGACCATCAAATAGCATGTTCTGTTAGCCATTCTCTACCTCTTCGAACTGACCATCGATTGCCTTGGTCCCGTTCATTGTTTGCACGAACGCTGCCTTCAGTTTCTCCAGCTGCTTCGGCGTTGCGTGCTTAAATGGGTTCATCGTTGACACACCCAGCTTCAGCTTGTCATCGAATATGCCGAAGTGCCTGCCCATCTGTTCGAGCGCCTTCGCCTTGTCAGAGAACACGTAATTGTATTCCTGTCAGAATATCGATTTGGATTTGCTGTCTTCGATCACGATGATCTCTGCGGTGTACATCTTGGTGGTCTCAACACAGTCGCGTTGATCCTGCGTCAGCTCGTGTGGTGCCTTGTACATGTACTCACCGGGACGCTCCGGGTCTTCTTTCATGAACGACACGCGATCAGTAAATGCGATCTTCGAGAACTGGTTCACCACGTCAGTGGCATTCTTCTCCACCATCTGGTTGACCTTGGTCCGCAGTCGCTTGATCTCTGCTACCACGTCAGGAATGACCAGCAGCCGCTGTGCATTCGATCTTGAGTACCGTTCGGAGTAACCAGCAGCCAACGCAGACTTTTCCGCGTTATCCGTGTGAACGTAGTTGATAGCAAAATCTCGTTGCTTTGGAGTCATATTCGTATGTTACCTGACTCACTAAGAGATGACACTTTACCACCATGTGTGAAAGTATTAGCTACTTGTGCTATAATGCCTTTTCAACCTTTGGAGAAGGACATGAAAATTTTAGTGATTTACAACATGGAGCGCACCCGTTTGGGTCGTTGGTTCATGGAAGGCTACCCGGCAAAGTTTCACGCCTTACCCTTCCTTGGCGTGATGACTTTCACTGGTCCGAAGGAGCGAGTGAGCGAAGCGCTGATCAAGCACGAACTCATCCACTTCTATCAGGCTCGACGTGAAGGCTGGTTGCGTTGGAACATCAACTACTACCGTCAGCTGTGGACTGTTGGTTACATGGCGAACACCTACGAGATAGAAGCATACGCTCGTATGTATTACCCGATGACTGCCGCTGAGTGGAAGCTGGTAGGGATGAAGCAAAGGAGATTCACATGGCTCCCACAATAATACTGAAGAGTTACCAAACCAACGACGGCACGAAGACTGCCTTAGTGAAATTGAGTGGACCGAAATGGATTCATGTAATGGTCTTGGACGGTCCACTCACTGTTCGAAAGGTTCCGGCAGACGAAATGAAATACATGTCGGACATGACGATAAAGAATGGCAAGGCGTATCCAATGAAAAGAGCGCTTCGACATTTCAGGCATTTTGCCAAAACGAGCGGCGTTACGAAAAACGCCAAACGCTTCTTAGCAGAAGCAAATAGGAGAACGACATGCCACGAGTAACACACGTAAAATCGGCAAGGAAAGACAACCAAGTTTGTAAGAAAGGTGAGTCTTATTATTGGTGGAAGTTCAGGTACGGGGGCAAGCGCTTCTCGCTGACACGACCACGCGCATCACAGCTCACGCAGTCCGCTTACTACAGCACTGTGCGCTCACTGAGCGAGCAGATCGAAGATGCCAACATCCAAGACTGCGATGAACTCAGCTCAGTCAAGGAAGACATTCAGAGTGAGCTGGAGAACCTGCGTGACGAGACACAGGAGAGCTTGGACAACATGCCTGACTCGTTGCAGTACTCACCCACTGGTGAGCTGTTGCAGGAACGCATCGACGCAGTAGAGAGCGCTGTCGATGAAGTCGAATGTATCGACGCAGAGTACGACGAAGACGAGCCTGACTTGGATGACTTCAGAGAAGACCCTGAAGATTGTCTCGACTGTGACGGCACCGGCAAGGATGACGAAGAAGACTGTCAGACCTGCAAGGGTGAAGGCACTGTCGAGAACGATGGTCAGGAAGAGTTCGACATCGCTCAGAACGAGTGGCAAGACGGACTCAACACCTACGTTGAAGAGAAGGTCTCTGACATGCAGGAAGCAGTATCCAGCTGCGAAGTGTAGGTTCCAAAGAGTTGCACTTAGTGGTAAGAAGTTATCACTAAGTGTTGACTCTCTCGGACAAAGGTCTATACTGAAATTTCTTGGGAGCGTTGCGCTCCTTGCATAAAAGGAAGAAGACAATGAAAACTATAAGAGACACGAAGAACAAAGGAATGTCGCTCGAACAACTCGCGGCAGAACTTACCCGGCAGAAAGATGCGAAGCGTGACTTCGTTGCTACCACCAAAGACATTAAGGTGTCTGCTGACAACGCCAGTCCTACCAACCTCATGCTCCATCTCGGAGACATGACCGACAGATTCCCTGTCAACCAGCACGCTGTTCGTCAGATCGGCGCTCGCTTGGAAATTCCTGCTAAGTTTGTTGATCGTCTTGCTTCAAAGCATCCCGACATGCTGGCATGGAACATCAACAAGCTGTTCGAACGCGAGCCTGAGACTCGAATGGTTCGTACCCTTGATGGCAAGGTTCGTGCTTTCCTCTCGGACAAGTATCGTCCGCTCGACAACTTCGACTTCGCCAATGCGGTGCTGCCGAAACTGATCGAGCATGGTGCTGAAGTCCGGTCCTGTGACATCACCGAAACCCGCTTGTACATCAAAGCGATCATCCCCGGCATCGAGAAAGTCGTCGCCAAGGCTGGTACGTTCCATGGTGACGGTGGTCACAATCCGATCCACACCTTCAAGCCCGGTATCTGCTTAGGCAATTCAGAAGTAGGTGCTGGCTCGCTGGCTGTTGAGCCGGGTATCCATGAGGTCGATTGCTCCAACATGCTCATCATGGGCAGTAACGCCATGAAGAAATACCACGTTGGCAAACGACTGAATGATCAGGACCGCATGTTCGAGCTGTTCACACAGGCAACCAAGACTGCGAGTGATCGTGCGTTCTGGATGCAGGTGCAGGACTTGGTGGAAGCTGGTCTCGACGGCACGATGTTCGAGAAGATGGTTGCTGAGTGTGAGGCGAAGATGAACGGCACTGAGATTGCTAAGCCGTCTGTCGCGGTGAAGGAACTGCCGAACCTCTCTGACTCTGAGCAGGAAGGCGTACTCGCCAGCCTGATCAAAGGTGGCGACCTGAGCCAGTTCGGAATGCAGTGGGCTATCACCCACTACGCACAGAACGATGAGGTCTCCTTCGAGAGACAGGTCGAGCTGGAACGACTCGGTGGTGACATCATCGAGTTACCAACAACGCAGTGGACGCGACTTGCTGAAGCGGCGTAACAATAAGTGGGGGCATTAAGCCCCCTCTTTGGAGAAGAAGATGAGTAAATTAAGACAGGTCAGTAAAGAAGAGTTCGAAATCCTGACCAGATTTCATCCGGGCGAAGTACGCTACTACGTGGACATTGGTCGTAGCGTGTATCGCAACAAAGGTGCCAGCGTGAAGATAAAAGCGAAACCCATTCGCGTCACCAACGGCACCGGCAGCAAGGCTGGCGGCTCAGCTGGTTTGAAAGTTGTAGGTGGTGGGCGCGGCACGAACATGCCGATCCAGCTCACTTCGATTGATAAAAACTTTCGACCGGGGACGAAGTACAGCGTGATGCACGCATCTCTGAAGCGGATCATGAACAACGATCCGACCAAGGTTGAGGGCAGAACCAACGTCGTAAAAAGAATGCTGGCAGACCTGCCTAACTACCGTCCCAATCAAGTCAATCCATTCGTGACTGACTGCCTGAAGTACGGGATCATACGGTACACAGGAACAGCTGCTACGCAGTAAAAAAAGAGGGGAGTCACCGAGCGGTGGCTCCCCCAATTACAAACAGAAGAAGAACAAGTTGTTTGTCGCCCTTGAGATGTGGGCAACCTGACTATCTCACAATCACTACCCTGAAGCCAAGCTCAGCTTCGATCAGCGCTCGCTTCAGCTTTGAGAGTGGTGTGTCATAGCCCTTTACGTCTTCGACCACCACAGAGCCGCCTGATGTCTTGTACCAGAAGTCCGCAACATACACTGCCTGACGACCACTGTCGTACCTGACTGGGATGCCGCCTGCGGTCAGTTTGTATCTGGGCTGGCAGGTGATGTCGCTGATCTCCCCAGCCTGCTCCATCCACTTCAGCTCTCTGTATCGGTTCCTTTCCGCCTTGCTGTCGAAAGTTCGATCACCTTCCCTGACCCTCTGGTTCCCATATTTCTGCTTTTTGCCCGGTGCGCGTTTGACCACTTCAGCGCTTCTTCGTATATATCGTATTCCAGCTGTTCGTTTACCCATTCAAGATGCTCCACCTGTGTGCCGAACGTCTGCTCCCACGTCACGACACCGACACCAGAGTCGATGCCCATGTTGCCTGTGTGGTAGTGATCGTGGAGCGGTATCTGAAGGAACGGGTTCTGCTTCTGTCCCATGCCAACGTGCCAGCGATTCTCTTTCAGTGATCCACCGTGACAGTGGTGCAACGTAACTATAGGGTTTCTGCTAACCGCGCACCTCATCTGGCGTAGTGCTTTTTCGTGCGTACTGACTGGGACCAGCTTCATATAGCACCTTGAGCGGCTTCAACTGATCTGAGGTTACGTTGAATCGCTCTGGATTGCTTCCCCACTGTATAACTCCCTTTAATTTGTCGTACTGATGCCTGCTGATGCACCCCAGTATCTCTACCTGCGTTTGACAAAGAACGCGCACAAAGATGCCAATAAACGCAGTGAAATTTTTCTCCAGAGGTTTGTTGATGGGGCAGTTCTTTCCCACGCTTGTCTTGATGTGGCAATCCCAACCATTGATGACAATATCAACTCCGTCATCAGCCCCATAGCAAATCTCAGCCATCTTGTAGCTCGACGTGTTGGTTGCTTTATGCACAGCATACTCAGTCATCACTCCATCGTAGTTGCACTGGTAGTCCGTCTTCGATGAGTACCGTTGGTTAGGTATGTCGCTGTTCGCTTTGTTCTCCTGCCTGTTATGAGCAACTGTCGCAATAAAATGCAAATCATCGCATCCGAAATTAACAATCAAAACGGGTCTCCGTAGTTAGCCAGATACCAGACTTGGTACGGCTGTCTGATCTTCAGCTCGAACTGTTGTTCCAGCTGAGCGTTGTTGTCCAGCTCTGCACGCGATTCGATTCCCAGCTCTTGGTATATCCACTGCTTGGCTGAGTCGTCATCGGTTGCGCCGGGGTGGATTGCCAGTGGGATGCCCTGCGTGAACTCCCAGAACGTAGCGGTGCGACACAACATGGCAGCGACGTTCGATGGTTTCTGTACACCAGTGTTGTGCTGTTTCTCTACCCGGTCACGCATCTTCTGATCGATGGGTTCGTTGTCGTCGTCCAGCTCAGCAATCGCCAGCGCCAGCTCAGTGGTCCGGCTCACGCCTTCGAACGGGTGACCCATGCCGTCATTGCACAGCCAGAACTTCACAGTGTGTCCCTTCTGCTGCGAGTCGTTCCAACCAGCCAACATAGCCTCATCCTTATAGATCATCTTAGGGGCGCTCTCAGACGTTGTGACAGCCATGTAGAAGCGGGTGCCTGACCTGCCCTTGCGCCTCTTCGTGTACTGGTGGAACGGGTTACGCTTTTCGGCGTGCGATCCGCCCAGCACCGTGGACATCGGCAGCTTGAAGGTGACAGTGCTGCCAGCCTCATCTCCCCATGCTGCGTTGTCCATTGTGACCACTCCGGTCCATGCGACGTGTTGCATCTTCGGGTTTCTCATAATTCCATCTCCTTTCGTGTGGCTCTGTCAGCCTTTTCTATCCACATACGAACGATGTTCTTCGCGGTCTTGTAATCTCTCATCTTGCGAATGTGGTAACCCATGGAGTCGTCACCGTCATACGTCCGCTCTAAGCCCCACGGATTCCAATTGTCTTCGTCTCGTGCGTTACAGATAACCAGCAAAACAGCAATCCTGTCAGCCAGCATCTTGATTCGCATGTTGCTTATCGC